CCATCGCGCGCTTCATTTAATCCGGTCACATCCCTAATCATTTGCATGTTGTAGTTGTATGCGGTAATCAAAGATTGCATTTTTCCAATACCTGAAGAGCTAGACAATTCCTGTATAGGAACTTTACCTCTATTCATGTCCCCGTCCTGAGTCATAGATCTACCCACTACAGATCCTGTTTGGAAATACATGTTCAATGCTTCCGTAGGGTTATAGTTAGTTCCGTTACCCAAATCTACTTCTGCTAAACCATCTACATCCAAGAACACCCCATCCGGCACCATTCTAGCTAATACCTGTTGCATTTTAAGATGCGTAAGTTGTATTACGTCAGCAAATCCAATACACTTACTTATAAGCGACTGTATTACTCCCTTGTACATTCTAGGTGCGCACATTGAGTAACTCATTTCAACTCTAGTAGTATCCGCTAATGGTCTTGTCATATTCTCAGACATTTCCCATTTAAGCATCATATCTGACCCAATTACTTTTGCTCCTTCGTATAACACTTCAATTGATCTTGAAACCCTGTCAAAGTTATCATTTGGAGGAGGATTGAAAGCGTCTGTTTTTTCAATAGCTTTTTCTAAACCGTTATCAGTTCTTTTAATTTTAAACACTTGATCCGTATAAGTTTTATATTCAAAGTACATTACCTGAACGGTATTGTAATCGTAATTTTCAAAACCTCGTATAAGTCTACGGTTACCTGGTGATTTTTGGATTCGTTCTAATTCCTCGTTAGAAATGTGTGGAAATTCTTTTTTAAGTTCAGGGATGGTTATAGACTTAACTTCTCCTACATAATATATGTCGTCAAAGTTAGGATCTTCTGTATAAGACCAAACGCAATAAGCAGGATCAACATAATCAACTACAATTCCTTCTGCAGGATTAAAGGATGCCTTAGTAATTCCTATGCCTATATTAACTAAATCCTGATTTACTCGAGCTTTTGTAAGACCAAACTCGTTGGTTGCCAGCACGGTATTAATAGCTTCCTCTTCCGCTATTTCTATAGCCGGCTTATAAGATAATTGCATGTGCAAATCTCTTTCCTCCATAGACTCAGGCAATTCTGAATCAGACATACCCGATCTGCTTAGATCCATAGGTATAACTGAGCTAGCTTCTGCTCGAGCTTTTACTGTAAGCATATCAAAAAGAATGTTCTCAGCGTAGTCTGTTCTTTTTTTCAAAGATTCAGGGTCTTGCGAATATGCTGATATGTCGTATTGCTTCTGTGTAATTCCGTTTGCAACGATGTTTGAAAACTTAGAAAGTATCGGTACTGGCTTCCAATCTAAATTCAAGTAAGATAGATCGCCATTAATAGCTAATTCATCTTTGTACTTTTGCACGCTTTGTTCTCCTCTTGCGTACAATCTAAGGTTATGAAAGTTATTCCAATTAGAATTGTATCTATTAGATCCTGAACCCCCATAGTTAAACCACTCCTGCTCAATAGCCCGTGAAACCTGTAATCCGTATTCTATTGTAGCTTTTTCTGCATCGCTAACTACCTGATCAGGAAATGGACTATTAGTGTTTGTACTTACATTCATGTATTATATTATTTTTGAAGTAGTTCCCTCGTTATTGTATTTTTTAAACCCTAAAGAATATGTTTTCTTAGCTGTAAGTCCCTTTGGACTATACCTGTGTTTGTTACAAGCCATCAAAGCTAACCCAGAGCTTATGGAAGCATCATGCTTAGTTCGATTGTTTATATCAAACTTAGCCCAATCTTCCAGTGTTCTCTGAAGATACACGTCTCCATACCCCTCTTTAGTTTGCCCTACAAAATCTTCTATATAAGTTTCAATAGCAGAAGCGTGCGCTTGTTTTATATCTTCACTTGAGTTAGGTATACCACCTACTTCACGCTCAGCTAAGGACAACTTGTTATAAGTTCTGTCTGGTCTATTAATGCTGAAACCTCGGTATCCTCTTCGCTTTATGTAGTAAAGCAATCTTGGTTTGTTATTTTCTGCTAGTATAGGCATTCCGTAAAACACCATAGCCATTAGCACATCTTCAAAAAACATTTCAGCTGTTGAAGGTCTTGCAATGTATTCTAAAAAGAAATGGTTAGGGGGTACGTCTTCCATTGAAAACTTAGTTAATCCATGAAGTGCTCCGTTAGAACCTCCACCGCCAACAACACCACTAATATCGTAACTGTCGCAGCCAAAAGCTCCAATATGTTCGTTTCCAGGGTACTTAATACCATTCTTTATTATTATGTTATTCTGTTGTTCTTGATTAGGCACCCAGGTAATATAAAATCTACCGTCTTTGTTTGGGTAGAACATTACCTTTGTGTCTTTAATACCGTTCTCCCATTGGAAGTTACCCTGTGTTACCATGGTATTGTTTCTTAACTCATCGTTATAATCTATTTGTTGATAGATTTTTGTTAAGTTAAATATAGATTGTTTTGATTCATCTCTGAACGCATGCTGTTCTGTTCTAGGAAACTGTCGGTAGTATTCGTTTAATGCGTCTGCATCGTCTTTTAATCCTTCTACTTCGTTTTCCCAGTGATTTATAACACCTTCGTCAATTATGTCCCCTTGAGGACCCACTGTTTCTTTCTTTGGTGTTTCAAATACAGGCCAACCATGTTCATCGATAAAGCCTTCGTAATTCCATTCCATAGGAATAGACAACTTGTATAGACCTGTTTTTGTTTGACCGTTTTTGTTTCTTCTTTGTACATCAGAATCGTCGTACAACTTTTTAAAGTTTTTACCACCTTTATCTAATGCGTTTGATGTTGATCCCATCAGACACTTTCCAATAATCCTACTACCTAATCTTAAACAAGTTTTGGTAACTCGCCAGTTGTTAAGAATATTAGTTGGTCTTTCCCATTTACCGCTTTCGTCGTGAACTAATAGTTTTAGTTTTTCCCCATCGTACGAGTTGTCCCCTGTGTTTTTCCAGTCGACCGTCGTGTCAAGACCCGCGATTTCTTCGGGCGTTGCGTTTGCATCAAGTTTCCTCCTCGTGAATTTTGAGGCCGGTACTCTGTATGCGAGTTCTGTTTTCGGACGATCCATCCCGTCCTGTATTGGTTTAAAGAAGAATGGATAGTTAACCGATATTGGTACAACTTTGTCTGTAAACATCTTCTTTGCATCGGGTCCAGATTTGGACAGTATACCAAATCGAGCATCCGAAGATATTGTTGCTTGGTTAACGGTTTCGCCGGAAGCCATAAAAGAAAATCCCGATCTTCTGTTCTTAAGGTAGCACATACCATAGCTTCTTTTGTCTGCTTTGCAAGCTTCCCAGAATATATAAAATAATCTGTTTGATTCTCTAAAGTCAGGTTGCCCAACGTCAATCTTGGACCACTGCAAGTACATGTAGTGAGTACCAGTAATGTAAGTAGGATTATCCTTGTTATAAAACCAGAAACCTTCTTCACGTTTATTAAACTCCCCGTCAATATACTCATACCAGTTTTCTTTAAAAATGTTAGGATACTTAACCCAATCAGCTTCGCTTTTTATTCTGCTTAACTCTTTTGGATACTCGTGTGCCTTCCATTTGTTTTCGCCTTTGCTTAGGGTACCTTCTAATAGAGGTAGTGCGATATGCACCCCACTTATTAAATATATATCTCCTATCTTACCGGTTTTGCTTATAACAATAACATCGTATTCTTTGTCATAACCGTAAACCCATTTAGCGTAGCGATTTTTCTTTTTAATTGCTTGAGGCTTAATATAGTCTTTGACTATACTGTATAATTGCTGTTCGTAAGCCATTATTTAGATCTACCCTCCGCAAAACCCTTAAAGGGCATTTTATTAGAAGACTTAGTTGCTTCCGCAATCATTCCTTCTTCTTCTTGTATTCTATTTAGTATTTCAAAAGCATCTAAAATACAAAGCTTTTTAGTAGCGGCAGCATTTTTAAGTCTGTCAGCCGAAATATCTTCTTCTGAGTCAACGATCTTTTCCTCTGCTACCTTTACTAATTCTTCAATTGCCTTGTGCCCAGCGGCTATTATACTCTTCTTCGTTTCTATCGGATCCATACTTTATAACAATATCATTTGATTTCATACAATACATAATCTGATCGTCTATGACGAATTCCCATTCACTGTTTGGCGTAAACCCTATTATGTCTCCTGGGTTGATTCCAGAGCTCTCTAAGGAGCTATTACCTATTTTAAGTATACCAATAAGGCTAGTTGTTTTTTCGCTGCTTAAAACGTCTTTATTTTTAACAGGCGCTACAAAGCATCTATCTCCAAAAGATTTCCAGGTATCCGCTTTCTTATATAAGTAAACTTGATCTGTACTGCAAAAAAATAGACCGTCTTTTAAAAATGATCTACTATTCTTTTTGATTCCTTTCATGTCGTAAAATACTCTGAACACATTATGATGTATAATAATTAAATCCCCTTTCCGTATAGGTGTTGCAAATGCAACAGGTGTTTCAATTACTTCAGCAATATTGTTAACATGCTTAAAACTTTCTATAGAGCTGTTTGTTACAAGGGTATGCTCTCCAACCTTAACTTCGTTATCATATCTTCTGCCTACCGGCTTTATGATAAAATCATATATACTTCGCATTAATACTCTAGGTCATATTCAACGGATATTGCCATGTTAGAATTAAACTTCTTCCATGGCATTACCTCGTCTACTTTCTTTATAAATATATTATAAGAATTATCAGACTCTTCAAACATTATATGAGAAATTTCGTGACCGCCGTAAACTGTCTGTTTAACAGAGTAGTGCATTGCTTCGTTTTTATAGTCAGCCCCGATACTAATTTTTCTTATAACACTTCCCATAACCTTACTCTTTAGATGCTACTTCGATTTTCTCGTAAGTTCCATCGGTAAGGTTAATATTAATTGCTCCGTAATTTGCTTCCACATCTTTTTTTACTTCGTCCATGTCTTTTTCAAGCATATTGACTTGGTAGATAGCTTTAGCTTTTTGCACTTCTAATACACCGATGTTAGCTAAATAAGATTGCAATTCTGTTTGAATTCCTGTAATCTTTTCTAACTCGTCTTTAGTAATTGTGTTTACTGGTGCTGTTTTCATTTGTTTTACTTTACTCATTTGATTTAATTTAATTGTTAATTGTTAATTATTTTGAATTATTGTGGGTGCTTGCCCTTCTATTGTAGGTATTTGCCTGTGCGGTAGCTTTTGACGTATAATTTTTTAAGTCCTTCTCATACGTTTTTTTGTTAGCCGCGTATGATGGAGAGTTGTTAAATCTATTTTGTGAACCCCTAAGGAATGTTCCGTCCTGCAGTTTAAACCCATGCGAGGTAGCTTTACCCTTATATGGAGCCATGCCGTATTTTCCTGATGTAGTGTCAAAAGTTGTATTTCCTGTTATTTCTCCCGGCAATTGGTTTGTGGCAGCCGCTTTGTCCGTAGCTCTTTGGTTGGCATTAGTTACTGTCTCTTTACCTGTAACTTGATTAACCCTGCTTTCAGTCCCGCCTGTATCCTTTTCAACTTTTTTGAAGTTTCCTCCT